GCGGAGGTATTTAAATATTATAGGTACCAAAAATGCTATTGCGGTCAGTATCATAAGTATCACCGTAAAAGTACTACCAAATCCAATTGTATTTGGTTTAGATAATCCGCATTTTTGAGAATAATAAACTAATACAATTGATGATAGTGCCACGAGAGGTATTAATTCATAAAATATACGGGCTGACCCAGCCATACAAGCTATCATTTTTATTTGAAATGGTTGTTCATCATCATTACTGCTTTTGGCTTTCCCTATACCTATTAAAGTTCCAATGATTATAATTATTTGATTCACAAAACCACAGACAGTATATAACCAAAATAATGTATATTTATTAATCATCTTGGAAATTATATTATTGAATGAATTGGCAAAATCCCCCGGTCCATACTTCAATAAAAACGAAGACAATATATCTAATAATATAATCAATACCAATACAAGAAATAGTAACACCTTCCATATATACAAAGCTGTAGCAGCGTTATTAATCGGTCCATCTAGACCCGGGTGCCCTAAGTTTTTAAACATCGAATCTATTGTTCTATCTATTGTTGTGATGGCCCTTATAATTGGGTTAGTGATTCCTGTGCTTATTGCTGCACTGGCTGCACTGGCTACCCCCATCCCTTGGCTAACAAATCCCGGGTTTTTATGTTTAAGACTTTTTCCAACTGAAAACCTACCTTTCCCCATTAAAAATCTTCTATTATATATAAATATAATTATTCTATGTAATTTTCGTCTAAATCTTTTATATGATTTTTGATATAATTTGACGTGCAAATTTTCTTGATTATTTTCTCATCGTTTAATTTTGCTCCACAAGTTTTTAATATTTTTGCAAAATATGCTTGTTTATTGTTATCTTCCATATAATCTGGATTATTATCCAACCATTGTTTTATTAATTTAAAATGATTTTTATTTAATGATTTTAGTGATTCTTTGATTTTTGTTTTATCTTTATCTTTTTCCCATTTATCATCATCTTTAATATATAATGTTTCTCTCTTTGTATCTGTGCAATGAATAGGTCGCTCGTATAAACTTAATTTATTCATATTCTCAATTATAACATTTGTCAACCCTGCTTCTAAACCTTGAGTTCTTGAGAAGTCCAAATTTTCTAAAGTTAATTGAATTTGACTTATAAACTCTTTAATATCAATTGCATCTTTACATTTTTCATTTAAGAAAATATTTATATTAAATTTTTGATTATTATTAATTGTATTGTTGTTGGTAGTATTATTATTAACTTTTGGTATAATATCAATTAGTTTATTTGTAGTTTCATTTTGAACATAAAGCATTTGTTTAATATCTTTGTTTTCTTGAATTAAATTAATAATAGTTTCTTCATTAATAGAACCAATAATAGTTTTTTTATCATTTTCGGGTGATTTTTCTTCTATAAAATAACATTTTTTTTTATGATTAAAAAGAGATGCTCTATGATTATATATTTTACCACATTCACAAAGAAATTCATTAAGATTTACTTCTTGTTGTAAATCTTTTGTCCAATGTTGTTTTTTATGTTTTGCTGTTAATAAATGTTTATCAAAATCTTTTTTTCCATTTGTATGATAGTTACATTTTTCACAATTATATTTTTTTTGATTTTTTGGGACTTCCATGTTGTATATTATACAACAAAAAAATCTTTAAATGCTTTGACTAAATTGTTGTACTTTGTTGTAATTTTGTTGTATTTGTCTTTTTACATATGAAATTATATGTTATTGCAAACTTTTTATATGCATAATACGTGTAATAAAATAAACAGAGATTTCGGGACATTTTTGTTGTAAATGTTGTAAAAGTCAGACTAAACAATTTACATCAAAAATTAAAAATTGTTGAAATTTTCTTTATGGTCACAAGTTTGAAGTATAATTAAAGATTTTTTTTAGCTCGACAATGGTAATAAAAGTGAAAATTAGGTTGTTTTTGAACAAAAAACTATAAAAGGCAAAATATATTAAATATAGACATAAAATAAATGTCCAATCCGGAAATTTATGCCAAAGAATATTTTCCCGATTTTTTCAACTTTTTTTTGTAAAATTTTTTTGTTACCTTAATGGTGTCATTTCAATTTTTAAGGTTTTTTGGCGTTTTTTTCTTTAAGTTCTTTTTTGTTTTTTTCTTTAAGTTTTTTTTATGCTTCTTTTTTTACTCATTATATATAGTGATTTATTTTTTACGAGTAGAGTTTCTTTTCTTAAGTTTGCGTTTAGTTTTACCATAACCATGTGTATTGAGTTATGTTTTTAATTTTTTGGTCTTGGATTTCCATTTTATTTCATCAAGTGTTAGTTTACTGCGTTTTTGTATTTTTTTAATCGTTGGTTCTTGTTGTTTTATTTTTTTTACTAAATCTTCTCCTTTATGTACCCACCAATTCTTATATTCGTAATTTATGGTGGTATTATTTTTTCTAGATCTTTGCGTAATAATTTTTTTTAGTTTTTTACCCAACGTCTTAAATTTTGGTATATTTATAGTATTAATTTTTTCACTTATTAGTAATGGTGGGTTTAATGTAAGATATTTATTTGGGGTATTTCCAATATTGCTCATTTATAATAAACAAATATTTATTTATTTATATTTGCGTTTTTTTGGTTTTTGGTTTTTGGTTTTTGGTTTTTGGTTTTTGAATTTTAATAATTTTACCCTTAGATTTAGTTTTAGATTTAGTTTTAGATTTAGGTTTATAAGTTTTATAATATTTTTTTATAGAATTTCTAGGAGCAAGAGGAGTATTTGTTATATCGGCATAGTCTTCTAGTTCTTCGTCTAATTGTCCGCGCTCTACTCCATGACTATATGCGGTGGTAGTTCTACCGGGCCGATTAAACCAATTTGAATTTTTACTACTTATTCTAATATCATCAAAGGTAGTTTGAACTCGGTTTTTATGTAATAAATTAACTAATATATCCACGATTTCTTCTTGTTCGGTTAATGGAATATTATGTTTATTAAGTATATCTTGTAATTTTTTAGGTATAATACTAGTTTTATCATCTATACTATTGTATAATTCATCTAATTCTGCATATGTATAATTAGATATAGTCATTTATATTATTAAAATATTTTAATAATATAATTATGAATAAATTATATGAAAATTTATTTTTATATGGATTAAATTTCAGTTATATTTTATATTTTTTAGTATTTTTAGGTATAAGTTCATTGGCTCCTGAATATCTCTCAGGTCTAAGAATAGTTCTAAAAATTTATATAGGATTTTTATTAATATATTTTTATAATCCGATTACATATAAAGAGAAAAAATTTACTGAGTTTGATAGAAGATTAGTATTTTCGGCGGGTATATTTTTATTATTGTCAACTACATTATTCGCTGGAATAGAAGAATATTTAAAAAAAAAAGAAATAAAGTTTATTAATTTTTAAGCGTAATATTTTTTAATTGTTTTTTATTTTTTTTTGTATAATTGAGTTTATTTCCAAGAAATTCGTGTAGATCCTTTTCTATTTTTTTTGAAATTAATAAATCAATATTTTTTTCAACTCGCGATTTATTTAAATTATATGAAAGGTTCTTATCTAAATTTTTCATGTAATCACTAAATTCTTTTTCGGTTTTCTCAAAATTTTCAAATAATGAAATATTTTCTTTATAAAATTTTTTTGAAATTTTTTCATATTCTACATTATATACATACGGTTGAAGATAAATATACCAAACATTATTATGATTCATTTCCGGATGAATTTGGTCATCAATAAAACATAGTTGTGTATTAGAGGGTAATTTACTACAACTTAAAAAATCTTTATATGATTTACCGTGCGACGTTCTACACAATTCAATATTATTTCCATTGATTTTAAAAGCTCTTATAATTTGATCAAATAAATTATATTTTAAAGTTTTATGTATATAATTTTTAATAATATTAACCCAATAATCGGGTCCATTATTGTTAGTATATATCATAACATTGTCACATTTACCAGATATTTTTTTTTTTTTAATAAATTTTAATATTTTAAATATATTGGTTCTAAAAAATTCAGGAAATAGGTCAAATAAACTATGGTAATATATTTCATCTAGCGATTCGGTATTTAGAAATTTTTTTAAATAATGCAAAAATTTATAAGGTTGACTAAAATAGCCTAATGTTTCGTCAAAATCGAATACAATCGCGTATTTTTTTTTACTCATTATAATATTTATTTACTATAATAAATAAATATTATAAATATTAGAAATATTAGAAATATTAGAAATTAAATATCGGGATATTATAGATATAATATTATGAAATTAACAAGACAAGATTATATAGATATATTAAATTTCTATGCAATAAATTTTAGTCAATATTTACCAATAAAAATATTAAAAAAAATGAGTGAAAAAATAATAGCAGAAAAATTATGTAGATGTATAAAGAAAGTACCAAATAAAGGTTTACCTGAATCAAGAGCAATTGGTATATGTAATAATAGTGTAGTTCAAAAAAAAAATTTAGGTATTTATAAATTTTCATGTAAAAAGAAAAAAGAATTAAAACTAAAAAATAATTCATATCCAAATGAAGATAAGATATTTAAAACGGTTAATGGAATATTAGGATTAAAACCGAAGAAACAGACAAAGAAAACACGAAAAAAAAATAATTATTTATTTAAATAATCTATTGCTTTTAATAATATACGTTCTTGGTCTGAAATCTTTTGAAATATTAAATTTTCATTCAAATAAATAGTCAAATATTTATTATTATATGTTTTTAAACATAGAGATACCCCTTTATTCAGTATTTTAATATCACATAAAACAGCACCATTTGTAATTTTAACATTATCAACATTTTTTAAACTAATCCATCTAATATTATTACCATAATTTAAATCTTTTATATTATCTATATATCTATAATCTTTTAATTTTGAATGAAATATTTTTAGATCTGTTTTTTTTACCCCAAGCTGTTGCAAAATATTATTTTTATGACCCTTAATATCTTGTATATTAGTATTAATTATGCTTAAATTATTATCATTTTGCAGTGCTTCCTCTAATAAATCCAAATTCATTTATTATATATATAATAAATAATAAATGAATATTTATTTCTTTATTTTAGAATATTTAAAATAAAAACAATAAAAATTTATTATGTATCCAAGTATTAATAATCCTTGTGGAGATAAAGGATTTTGAAAAGATTTAAAATCATCAAAAATTTTTTTTATATATATTTTGTAGCTAGAAATATACATAAATCTTGTATATTACTATTTATTTGTATTATTTTCATCATAAATTTTTAATGTTCTAGCACTGGAATCATTAGCATCAACATATTTGGGCATCCAAAAATATGGTATTAAATGATCAGTAGAAGAATAATTAAGATTATAAATATATCTATAATATGCTTGTTCGTAAGTAATAGGTTTAGTATAACAATCATTATCATCTTGGTATTTTTTAATAATGGAATTTAATATAAATTTAAGATTATGTTGTTCATTATAATATGCTTTATTAAATTTAAGACTAATTTTATCTTGAATAATTTGAAACCAGGATTTGGTTAAACTACTAACACCATCACTAAACGCTTCTTTTGTCCTCCATAAAATTTCTGTTGGTAATAGGTCTTTTTCTAATTCGGAAAATGATTTTCTAATTAAATATTTTTCACAATTATCTTTTGTTGAATTAAAACGTAAATTTCTATCAATTGATAAATAAAATTCTACCCATTTTCTATCTAAAAATGGAGTTCTTGGTTCAAGACCATGCGAAGATATACAACGGTCACTTCTTAATACGTCATACATATGAATATCTTGAAGAAGACGTTTGCATTCTCTATCAAATTCATAGGCATTAGGAGCCTTTTTGAAATATAAATATCCACCCATTAATTCATCGGCGCCATCGCCATTAAATATGACTTTACAATCAGTATTTTCTTTAATATATTTACCAACTAAATAATTTCCAACGCTAGCTCTAACAGAAGTAGTATCATAGGATTCAATACTCTTAATGACTTCAGGTATAGCATCAAAGAATTGATCTTCTGTTAAAAGTATTTCGTGATGTTTAGTTCCAAGATGTTTAGCAACGATAGCAGCATATTTAAGGTCTTGAGAACCAGGTAATCCAATACTAAAAGTTTGCAGTTGTTGGTCTGATTTATAAAATTTATTAACCAATGCAGCAATTAGACTACTATCTAAGCCACCAGATAATAAACAACCAATAGGTCTTTCTGATGTTCCAGATACACGTTTTTCAACGGCACCCTGAAGATTATCAATAATTTTATAATATAGTGATACCCTATTAAGATATTTAATATTAGAACAGGGGAATGAAGTGTATTTTTTATAAGATAAAGTATAATTCTTTGAATTAGTATTATCAAGAATCATATAATTTCCAGGTATAAAATGATTAATATTTTTTTTATTAAGCGATAAAGGATATAATACTTTTAATTCACTTGCAAATGCAATAATATTATTTCTTTCATGAAAATAATATAATGGTCTAACTCCATATGGGTCTCTACCAATTATAATTTTATTAATATTTTTGTCATATAAAATAAATGCAAATACTCCATCTAAAATAGATAGTGTATATTCTATTCCGTATTTATGATAAAGATGAAGAATAATTTCACAATCAGAATCGGTTGTTAATGTGATAGAATTATCTTCAGCAAGTTGCTTAAAATTATATATTTCGCCGTTACAAACGAGAATAATATTGTTAATTTCAAATGGTTGATTAGATTCTGTATTTAAACCATTAATAGCAAGACGATGAAATCCAATATGTATATTATCATAAACATTTAAGGTTGAAAATTCAGGACCTCTAGGTTTACCTTTATCAAAAGATTTTTTTAAGTTAGAAGATTCAGTAAGAGAGTTATTATTTGCATTTAATATTGCAAATATACCACACATATTTTGGCTAGTATATATTGAATGGTTGTCTTTAATTATTTAATATATAAATTTAAATTTAAATTTAAATATTTTTAAATATTTTATTATAGTAAATGAATAGTAGTGTTAGATTACAAAATTTTGAAAAATTAGATACAATGAATAAAAATTTATATACAAGAAATATTCCATCAAGTGATATACAACCTAATTTTGATCCAAGACCAGTAAGTACAAAATATAGTACATTACCATTAATTGATCATAGAAAAGAATCAAGTGTTCCAATTATAAACCAAGGTAATTATAATAGCGAAGAAATATTTTATCCTGGAACAACAAAACCAAATTATTGTGGATTTGCAACAAATGTAGATAAAGAAAGTACATTAAGAAATCAATTTTTTGCTTTACAGGCGGGAGATCAAGCGAAATATATACCACCATCAACAAGTGATTTATATATAAATCCAATAAATTTTCAAACAGTTCCTTTAGATTTAGAAGAAACTTTGTTATTTAGACAATCTGAATTTTCAGATTTTAATCCAAATCCATCAGTGATAATTGGTAATAGAATATTTGGTAATCCAACTCGTGTTCAATTAAAAAATTTAAAATAAAAATTTATATTATTATATGACTACTAATAATAATAATATAAACAATTATGATTTATTATTTTTAAGCAATAAAGAAATATATAATAAATATTTAGAAAAAAACGAGCAAACACATGAAAATAATATAAAGGAAGATGTATTAAAATATAAAAAAGAAATTAAAACAAAAATGAATAAATTATTGGATAATTATTTAGATGAGAATAATGATGTAAATAAACTTTTGAAATCAAAAAATTATAGTGAAAAATATAAATATTATTTTTATAATTTTTTAGTAAGTTTAATAGAAAATATAAAACTTCAAGAAATGAAAAAATTGATAAATAAAGATTTAAGTGGTGTAAAAAATAATTTTTGTGTAAATATACATGATGTATGCAATAATTTATTATCAATAGATATGCATTTAACAAAAGAAAATAATAATCTTGTAAAAAAAACAGGAAATTTAAATGATTTTGTAAAAGTAATAAATACAGTTAATAAACCAATAATTCTTCCAAAAAAACGACAATAAATAATATAAATAATATAAATAATATAAATAATATTAATATATATTAATAGTATGACAAAAAATACAAGAAAATATAAAAGTAAAAAATTTAAAACATTAAAATGTGCGCCGAAACAAGAGAGTAAAGTAATAAATAGTTTAAAAGGTATGAGTTGTTATGGTAAAGAAGAAATATTAAATATGAAAAAATTATGGAATAATAAAAATAGTAATAAAATTACTAGTAATAATCCAAAAAAAATATGGAAATTTTTAAAAGAAAATTTATCAAATAAGTGTTATAATGAATTATGTTGGTTAAATGATCAAACATTTAATTCAAAAATAAATAAAGATGTATTGGTAAAGAATATTTTCAGACCTTTTTCTCCAGATTCTTGGAAAGATAAACCGTATGAATGGTTATCTAGTATAGATATAATCAAAGTAATGTCTCAATATGAAAAAAAATATAATGATTTTGTTTTCATAGGTCCATCACCAATAGATTTTGATGATAAAAAACTATTTGGAACGTGCGTATGGGAAAGACTATGTAAATTTGATTTAAGTAAATATATAAATAAAAAATCAAAAATTGGAATAATATTTAACATGGATCCTCATTATAAAGATGGTTCTCATTGGATAGCATTATTTGTAGATATAGAAAAACATTTTATCTTTTATTTTGATAGTAATGGTGATAAAATACCAAAAAGAATAAAAGTATTAGCTGATAGAATAATAGAACAAGGTAACAGATTAAAAATTAATTTTAAGTTTATGACAAATGAAGGTAAAGAACATCAACTCAAAGATGGTCAATGTGGTGTTTATTGTTTATATTTTATAATTGAACTGTTAAAAGGAGTAAAAAAACCGGAATATTTTAAAAAATATAGAATATCAGATGAAGTAATGAGAGATTATAGAATAAAATATTATAATAGTAATTAATATTATTTAAAAATTTAATAATAATATTAATGGTTGCGTAAATTTTTTCTCTTTTTCTTTTTTCCTTGTGCTTTTTTACTTTCTCTAAGCTCTCTACTTTCTCTAAGCTCTCTACTTTTTCTAAGCTCTCTACTTTCTCTAAGCTCTCTACTTTCTTGAATTTTTTTTCTACTTTCTTGATATTTTTTACTGGATTGGCGTTTTTCTTTTACTGCATTTTTTAATAATTTGACAATTTCAATATCTCCCGTTGCCAATGCTAATTGAAGTGGTATTGTTCCATCAATGTCACTCGCTTCAATATTTGCGCCTAATTTTATTAACAATTTTATGACGTTAAGGTGTTCCTTTTTTATGACTTTAAGGTATTTATTTTTTATGAATTTAAGGTGTTCTCTGTCGTCATGTAACCCATATAATGCTTCATGAAGTGGTGTTGCTCCATCTTTGTTTTTTATATCAATATCTGCACCATATATGAGTAATAATTTTACAGTTTCCAGTTTTCCCATATATGATGCTATATGTAGTGGTGACTTTGATTCAAAATTGTTTTTCGCATTAACGTCTGCACCGTTTTCAATTAACAATTTTAAGATTCCTAGGTCTCCTCCCTTCCCTGAAGCATAATCTAGTGGGGTATATCCATTTGTGTCTTGTATTTCAATATTGGCTTTGTTTTCAAGTAACAATTCCACTACTCCTAGGTTTTTGCGTTTTGCAGTTGACGATGTATGTAGTGGTGTGTATCCATATACGTCTCTTACTGTAATATCTGCACCATTTTGGAGTAATAATTTGACAATTTCTAGGCGCCCATAATCTGATGCTATATGTAGTGGTGTTTTTCCATTATTTTGTAGTATTTTAATATTTGCACCCTTTTCTATTAATAATTTTACTATTTCAATATCCCCCTTTTCTACTGCTATATGAATTGGTGCATGTCCATTATAATCTAGTGCATTAATTTTAATAACATTTTCGAGTAATATTTTTACTTCTTCAATATTTCCTTTTTTTATAGCAGGATTTATGTCATAATGATTTTGAAATCTATCCTTTTGTTTTTCTCTTTCTTTTTTTTGAGTTATTTCATTTACAGGTATATTGTTATTTTCTTCTGCTCCAGCATCTATTAATAATTTTTGTATTTCTATGTATCCATTGTTTTTTGCTACTTTAAGTGGTGTATTTTCAGCAAAGTTTTTAACATTTAGCTCTGCTCCAGCATCTATTAATAATTTTACTATTTCAATATTCTTTTTTGATACTGCTATATGAATTGGTGTAGCACCTGATTCATTTTTATAATTTACAGCTGCTCCAGCACTTATTAATAAATTTACTATTTCAATATTCTTTTTTACAACAGCTATATGAAGTAATGATTTGCCAGAATTATCAATAACATTTACATCTCCATAATTGTCTAATGCAAATTTTACTTTTCTTAAATTTTCTTCTATTACTCCTTCTAACAATAATTCATTGCTTTGTAGTTTTAAAATATCAATTTTATTATAATATTCATTTACTTCGTCTTGTAATTCTAGAGGAAGACTTTTATACAATTGTAGTCGTCTTATATGTTGTCTAGTTGTTTCTCCTCTTTTTAAAGATTGTAATTTAGTAGCAGCGTTAGATTTTCTTGTAGAAATTCCTTTAGTATAAGCATTTTGTAATGTTTTAACAGATTCATTTTTTCTAGTTAATTTATTTCTGGCTAATGATTGTATTTTTTTAACAGATATTACTTTTTCTAATTCTAATTCTGGTTGTTTTAAAGATTTAATTTGTTTTTTTCTAGTTTCACTAATAGTTCCAGCTTTTTTCTTATATTTTTTAATTTTGTTTTTAACCATTATAAATATGTTATTATTATTTTTTTTTGAATCACTCATTAAAATCAGTAAATTTCATATGTATATTTAAATTATAAACAGTATTATTAAACATTTTATCATTTTTTTACGCTCATCTTCTTTATTTAACATATTTAATCTATTAATTGCTATTGAAACCCAATTATTTAATGTAGTTTCTAAAGAGGAGAGTAAATATGGTAAAGAATATAATATATGAACGCAATTATCAGGCAACAATTGTGTTAATAATTTACTTATAATAAATTTATGATAACAAATTCCATTTGAATAAGTAAAATATAAGACTTTATTATTTTCTATTTCTTTATACATTACTAAAAACTGAATGATAATTTTTATTGAAATAGACACATGCTCCTTCCATAAATAAATATAAAAAAGAAAAATAAATTACCTAAATTTTATATTTAAAAATAAAAATTTAGTATATAATTATGGATTATATACTTAGTGAAAAAAATAAAGGATTTTTGTGGAATATTTTATATGAAAAAAATATTTTTCAAGGAATACCAGATGATAATTTAGATAAAGTAAAAATAATATTTGAATCTGTTATTAGTAATGTATCAAAAAATACAAAAAATAAAGAAATGATTGAAATAAATAAAGAAATATTGAAAAATTTAAATACAGAAATTTTAACTTTAAAAAAAAAATTACTTGAAAGTAAAAATACCAAATCCGAATTTAAAGATGAAAAAATAAAAGTTTTTGATAAAAATTTGGAAAATCATAAAACTTCATTAAACGAGTTAATAAATCTTGATAAACCTAAAGAAATAGATTTTACAGATAATATTGATAAACCAATTGATAATATTGAAATGAATAAAATATTAGAAGAAATGCAAAAAGAAAGAAATATAACTAGCGATAAAATAGAAATTCCTGATAAAAAAATAATAAAACCAGATAATATTATGAATGAATCTAAAAATGATGAAGTACCAAAATTAAAGATAGAATCTATTGAAGAATTATTGGAATCTGAAGTAGTAAATTTAAATGAAGGGGTTAATAAAAAAGTAGATGAATTGAAAAAGGAAGGTGAAAAATTGAAAAGTATAAGTAAATTATTAGAAAGCGAATACAAGGAAGAAAGTAAATACAAGGAAAAAAGTAAATTAAACTCAAATGTTAAATTAGATAATATAAGTAAACTTTTGGATAAAATGTTAGAGAATCAAGAAAAAATAATGAGCAAATTAGAATTAGTATGATTTAATTTTTATTTCTTATAAATTAATCATTAAGAACAACTTTATTTTTACCTTTTTCAGTAACTAAATTACCAATATGTATAAGTTCACCTTTGGAATAAGCATCATAATCATATACTTTATTATTTTCTTTGTCCAATCCATAGTTAGTATTTCTAATTTTATATAGTTTAATTGTAACTTTTTTCTTATTTAATTGCATAACTTTATCTGTATCTTGTGTTTTTATATCTGGAACATACATCATTTTATCTTCGGTAGCATTACCAATAGTGAAACAAGTAATTTTTTCTTTAGATGAAGATCTAGAATGAATACTACAATCAATAGCTGATTTTTTAACATTGGTTAATAATTCTTTATTAAGTTCTTCTTTAATGGAAGATATTTCAAATAAGAATTCATCACTTGTTAATACTCGTTTTTTATCTTTTTTACTAAGATCATTAAGTTTTAAGTCAATTGAAATAGATTCAAGTTGTTTTTCGGTAAATTTCATTAAATATAAGAATACTTCTACTGTTTGTAATTCTTTAGGAAGGTCACTATGGCTACAAATACGTCTAGCCCGCCCAATAACTTGCTGATTTCTAACGGGATGCCAATATGGTTCGGTAATATGAACATATCTAACATTTTTTAAACTAATACCTTCAGCACCAGATGATGTAATCATTAAAATTTTAATGACTTCTCCATAAAAATTATTTGGATTAATAGTTTTTAATTGAGTAACAATATTAGACGGAACAACTTTCCAATTACTATTTAATACATTTTTAATAATTTCTCTTTCTTCAGAAGTTTCATCACCGCTATATGAAGCATACATGGGTTTTCCTATATCATTGGGGTCTAGTTCAAAAGAATATTCGCCAGTAGTAGATTTTTTTAATTTAAATTCAGCAAAACCATTTTCTTTTAAAACAATTTTAAAAATCCCAATACCTTCTAGTGTTTTAAACTGTGAATATATTAAATGTATACCTCTATTAGATGTATCGAGTATATTATTTAACATAGTTAAAAATTTAGGACTGTAAGTAGCGAGTTTATCAAGTGATAAATATTTGGAAGAATTTTTTTCAAGGTCGGAAAGAGCTTTTTGTATTCTAGATTTATAAGAAGTATCTTTAACTTGACTTAATTGTTTTTTAATATCTTGTAAATCTTCTTGTTCTAATTTATTATCCATATCATCAAGTTTGTTTTGTGCGTTGGTATCGTCTAATATATCTTCGGCAACATTTTCTATATCTTCAATAGCGCCAATAGCGGCTTCAATAGTATCATCTTTGTTAGGCATTGGTCTTTTAATATCGGGTTTTGGAAATACAAAGTTACAAAATGCACGAGAGAAGATACGGTAAGTGGATACACTGTCGCTATAAATTTCGTCTTTTTGTAATTTATTTTTACCTTTTTTAGATTTATTATTTTTCTCAAGTTTTCTTTCTTGTATTCTAGCTTCTTGATATTGACCAAATTGGAAATCGCTCATGGGAATTTGTAAAATTTGAATTTCATCATCTTCATATCTAGGCATAAGTTGTTCTTGAGCACTTCTAAAGTAAGATGTTAAACCTATAATGCGCATTTTAAACATGTTGGTATTTTTCATTTGATTTTTAGTATCAATAAATAAATCTTTAAATGCATCAAAATTATCTGGTAGTGATTTAAATGGATTAATTTTAATATTATTCCCTTCTATGTTAATATTTTGAGATTTGAGAGAATTTAATAATTGTTCTTTAAATTCGGCAACATAAAAAGTTTCGGTTGAAAATTCAAGTTTTTTATTAGAATCATTAGACGATTTTACAAAACCAAAAGGATTTTTGGTAATAGATAGTTCTTTAGTGAGAGAATTAAATTCTATTGAATCAATATGATTAAATATGCCTTTTGATTGAAATAAATCAACTAAATAATCTTGTGTAATGGTTTTACCATTTGCTTTGGTATCAATAATTTTGGTAGTAAAAGTATAAATATATCCTCTTAAAATATTAAATAAAATAGCAACTTCGTGGGGGTAATTAATTATTGGTGTTCCAGAGAGAAGTATAATTTTACAATTTTCAGCTTCCATTAAATAATTATACATTTTCATAGATAATGAAGATGGTGTGGATAGTTTATTAACAATTCTACTAATAAAATTATGTGCTTCATCAATAATCAAAACTTTGTTAGAAAAAGGATTAATAGTATAATTATTAGTTAGTGATGCGAGATGACTATTTCTTAAACCATTATAATTTATGAATTCGTATTTATATGAAATCATTAAATTAACTTGTTCGTTAATTTTTTTCTGATCATCAAAAACGAGTGATTCATAGTTAGGTTCTTTTTTGACATTTACAAACCACGCTCCATTATTTTTTCTAATAGTTTCTTCGGGTATTTTTAAAATAGAACTGAGAGATTTGACTAAATCAGGCGACGAAGTGGTATCAATAAATTCCCAATATTGATTTTTTTTATATAAATAGTCCCCGCATTTTTTGAGTTCTTCATAATAATTGTTTCGCAAAGAAGCAGGCGTCATTACTAAGATTTTACGGTCATTTTTAATACCCTCAACTATAGCAATAGAAGAACATGTTTTCCCAGAACCTAAACCATGATATAGTAGAAGTCCTCTATATGGTGTAAATAAATTAATATAATCGCGAACAATTTTTTGATGAGTTAATAATGAAAAATCTTTTTTGAGAGATTCATCGCAACTAACAGTAATTTTGCCATCAGCAATATCTTTTTCTTCTTGTAAAAGTTCTTCTTTATATGGTAAGAATAATTTATTAATCGAATTGATAAATATTTCTCTATTATATAAATAATAATTAGGGGCATGAACTAATATATTTGATTTAAGTTTAGGTAATCTATCTTTAAGTTTTGAATTGCCTATAACATCATCATCGTTTGGTTCATAATCTGCGATTAATTTGGATTTCTTCATATATTCTGTTTTTTTTAGTGATTCAACATCCGGTAAATCTGGTAATTTAGATTTATCTTTTTTAGTTTTACCAGTAGTATCAAATGGTAATAATTTAATTAATTCATCTGTCTTAACTATTTCAGTAAATATATTTTCAAGAAGTGATTTTGGTTTAGCTACTTCTTGAATAGGTTGTTTAAATGTTTCTATCGGTTTAATAATAGATAATTTATTAGAATCATATATACCAGTTTTATTTTGTATTTTATTAATAAATTGTTCAGCATTAATAAGTTGTTCCCCGGTTTTATCGATAATAGTTGGTAGTTGCATATCTTGTTTTTTTTTAATAAAAAAATTAAATGGAACAGATTTTTTAGGTAAAGGTTTAACTTTAAGTAAATCTATTTTTTCATCAATAATGTCCATATTAAACTATATATATATAAAATATAGTTTAATACATTTAATTAAATATATATTTACTAAATTAATTAGGTTTATTATATTGTTCTATTAATTTAATAGCATTATCACATGCAGACTGCTCAGCCTTTTTTTTAATTTTATGTTCTGATTTAGTAATAAATATTAATAATTTGGGATTATTTTCTAATAATTCATGGATTGCTTTGAATGTTTTTAAATCTTTAAAGTCAATGGCGTTATTAATGTCGCAGTTATGAATATTTCTTCCAAAACTAATGTAAAGACCCATAATATAACTTTTATCAACTTCACCTTCTGTTTTGTTTTGTAATTCAACATAATCAGGTGTTAATTTAAATTCTTTCTGGATTATTACTTGTAATTTATTTTTATAATTATCATCATTAGCAATTAGTTTTGTCCAATCAACGTGTTTTTCAAAGACATGTTCAAGAAAAACCTGAGCCATTTGTAGTCCAGGTCCACAATTAAATATATGTTCAAACCATCCATATTCATCTTTAATATCAATCCGATTAAAATCAAGAAATATTGCTCCAAGAAATGCCTCAAATAAACATCCAAGTTTTTTTAGATTACTTCTAATGTTTTTTTCTTCTGCGTGACGGGATATAATATAATGATTATGTAATCCTAATTCAAATGCTAATTTTCCAATATGTTCGTTTTTTACAAGAGCAATTTTTTTTTCTGTCATGAATCCTTCATCTGCTTTAGGAAATCTTTTATATAAATAATATTTGGTAATACATTCAAGAACACCATCTCCTATAAATTCTAATCTTTCATTTGATTTGGTTTTAAGAGGTAAACAATCCTCTGGTTTTTCAACAATAATAATATTAGATTCATCATTTTCAAGTTTAGGTTTTTTTGTATATGAACGATGGATAAATGCTCTTTTATAAAGATCCATATTAAAGGGTTTAGCAAAAATTCCATAATTTTTTAAAATCTCTTGGACATGATTAATTTGAATTTCTTTATTTAATGGGTTATAAGGATTAAATACTAACTCTTCAGAATTAATAATATTATCATCATTAGTAATATTATTAGGTTCTGGGTCAGATTCATTATCAGTATTATCATCTTTAAAGCATAAATTTTCCATAACTGATTCTGACATAATATTTATATTTAGTATATTGTTTTTAATATAAATTAAAACAATTTTATTAAAAATAAAAAAAATATATTATAATATTATAAAAAAGATGCCACGTATAAATTTGATCGGATCAAGTAATTTATATACTAATAACACTTGCGCGTATGGTAGTATGGCTGGTTTACCGCCCACAACAAATGTAAGACCTAATGTTACTGGTCTTGCTGGATATAAAGTAGGTTTAACAGCCGGTAACCAACATACTAAAATCGGAGGAAAAATTACAGCAAATGGAAATTCACGCGATGCTGGTTGCGGTTTAGGTAAAAGTTGCGCCGACGGAGCCGCTTGCCTTAAATATTTAAATTTATGGACCGGTCCTAATACGCTTGGATCGTTCCACACTGGACGCACAAGACTACTTCATTAAGTTGATAATTATTTTTGTAAATATTATAAAAATAATTATTTAAAAATTAAAGGCTAATTAGTTTAATGAAATTATATATTGATAATAGGGAACCGAAAGAAATAATTAATTATTTGAATGTTTTAAATGAAAATAATAAATATACAATAGAATTAAAAAATTTAGAATTAGGAGATTATATTATTTATGATGAAAAAAATGATAAAACGTTAGTTATAATTGAAAGAAAATCATTATCTGATTTAGAATCAAGTATAAAAGACGGTAGATATAATGAACAATCTTTTAGGTTAGATGGAAATTCATTACCAAATCATAATATATATTATTTGATAGAAGGCAATATAATAAATTATAAAAATGATAAATTTAAAAAGACTTTGTATTCGTCGCTTGTATCTATTAGTTATTATAAAGGATTTTCAATTTTAAATTCAGTAAATAATATAGAATCGGCAGAAATAATAAATGGTTTTGTAAATAAATTATTGAGAGAAAATAACAAAGATTCTTATTATAAAGAATGTATAAAAATAGAAGATTCTCCACAAAAGGTATCTGAAGAATATGTAAATGTAATAAAAACAGCAAAAAAAGCAAATATTACCCGAGAGAATATAAATATTATTATGTTGATGCAGGTGCCTAATGTAAGTAATCAAAGCGCAAGAGCAATAATAAATAAGTATAAAACTGTAAAAAATTTAATAGTAGCATTAGAAAACGATGGAGAATGTATAGATTATCTCAAACTAGAAAGTTCAAATCGGAAAATTTCAAAAAATGTAGTTCAAAATATAAAAGAATACTTATTAATTTAGAATATAAATTCTAATTGTATATATAATAATGAATTTTAAGATGGAATTATATAAAAATATAGCCTATACTGTTTTAGCAGTCTTATTTATAATAATAATTTTTAGTTGTTTTAATTATCAACAAAGAGTAGTTCAAAATTTATCTTTTAGAGAGAACACAAATTTAAATTCAAATAAAGAAGGATTTACAAATAGTAAATTAAAACAAAATAAATTTAATAAAGATGATGATTTATTAAAAACAATTGAAAATAAATTACGCGGTTTAACAGAAGAAATTGGTGGTTTAGACGGAAAGAAAGAAGTTAAAACTTTATTAACAAACACAAAAAAAATTATAAATTTAGAATGTGCAAAATGTATGATGGATATGCTAGAAGAAAATAAAGGTAATAGAACGATTGATGTAGAGAAATTAATAGACGATAATAATAATGATAATTGTTCAAAATGTAAAAGATACACTGAATTATCAAGTACTATTACTTCTATGATTGATAATTTATAAAATATTAATAATATTAATTTAAAAATGTTGTACAGATTGGTTCCGTTAAGAAATTTACGTAGGACAAAAGGAGTTAAATTTGATGAAATGGTTCCATCTGATATTCCAAAAATTCACGGAATAGATAGAGTAATCCATGGTCCAAATTCACTTTCACCTGGACCAGTTGAAGATTCAGTTCCACCAATTAAACGTCCTTGGTATATGCATTCGGGCCAAGATGATAATTTATTAGTTTTACAAGGAACAAGATATATTGATATTTTTGATGCAAAAACATTAACTAAAGCGTCATTTATTGTAACACCTGATAAAGTATATAAAAACGATAAACTCTATTATGATGGCGCCGCAATGATAGTATGGCCCGCTGGTATATTCCACAGAATAATTAGTGGTTTAGAAGGTAGCATTAGTGTAAATTTATCAACAAGAACAAATAAATTTAATTTAAATGATAATTTCAATATTTATAATCTATCTACGACAACAGGAAAATTTCAAGTAATTAAAGATGGCCATGAAGACCAACCTGATTTGTTTTATAAATATCCAAATGAGGAAATTAAATCTTTATTTAAAGATTAATATAATTAGTTAGATATAATTAACCAATGCGTTATCCATTATTACTACCTATAATAGGTCATGGGGCCACTGATATAATAGATATACCAGAATTAAGTATATTTTTTAATATATTTTTTTCTCTGGCTATATCTAATATTAATTTAGAAAATAGAAAAAGATTATTAATAGGTAGTTCAATATATCATATAGCGCAAGATATTCCACACAAATTAAAGTATTTAATTTCACCAGTTATTCATTATATATGGTTAAAAAAACCAATAATAGCAAAATTACATTTATTATTAATTCATACACCACTACATTATCTAAGAATTTATCTAAAAAAAGATTATTGGATAGAGAAATTTTCTGTAGGAATATTAACAAGTTTTATAGGAACTATTTTATTAGAGAAAAATATAGATAAAAAATTAAATAAATATTTAGGTGAATTATGGTGGATAAGTCCTCTTATAAGTCATATAATATTAACGGAAATAATAATAAAAAAATCTCATTCAAAATGGGCGTTTTAAATGAGAAAAAATGTAAAACGCCGATTATATATAATAAATATTTTTTACTTTTTTTATAACCATCCCGCATAGTTAATCTGTATTTCCATACTACAAACCCTATTAATAATTGTTTTATTATCTGATATTATATGTTTTTCTCAATTTTCATTCTCTAATACACGAAATTTACTATAATCCCTTTGTAACCTTATGTAAAGTTAAAAATTTTGTATATCTAATTAAATTTAACCTTATTTTAAATGAAATAATATCTTTTTTTTTATCATAAATTGGGTCATATAAACTACATTTATATTTTTTAATTATATATTTTAAATTATCATCTAATGTATATTCATGCGGATTGTTTTCATTAAAATAAATATATCCGTTAACATTAACTTTACCGGATAATTTAAGTTCCGATAGTAATTTTTCTCTTCTTTCATAAATTATATTTTGTTTACCGGCAAAAGGAATATTTATAGCGGTATAATAAATATTATTTATTGGTGGTAAAATATTATTTATATTATTTATTGATAATAATGCATATGTAATTGTTAGAAACATTGGTATAAATATAATATTATTTTTATATAATTTTTTAATACATATTATACTATTATAATATGTATTAATGCGTCTGCCGGGAATTGAACCCGGGACACTTGCTTGGAAGGCAAATATGATAACCACTACACTACAGACGCTTATAAAATAATTGTATAATAAATCTTTAAGTATTTTTTTGTTTAATGATTAATAATATCAGTAAAATTAGTTTGAATTTCTGGAGTATTATATCTATATATTTGTCTATCTTCATAATCACCTTTATTTAATGCGTTTTTTGTATATTTTTTTCCACCCCAGTTAGGATCCATTGGATTTCTAGATTCAATTGTTTTTTCAACATATAAAAAATCTAATGGAGTATTAACCCCGACATTTTGATTATATTGGTCATATCCAGAATACATACCACTATTAAATTTAAATTTAGAATTTGGAGTAGAATTTAATGTAGCATCAAGCATTTTATTTTTTTCGTAATAATCTTTAGATAATTTTCCGGGTAAGGTTTCGGATTTAGTATTTGATAATCCTCCTGAATTTTCAAATATAGAGGGTTTTATTTGAAATAAATCATTATTTTGTGTATCTGTGGTGTATTGTAGATATAATACAGGACAATCTATATTTTGAGATTTTTGCCATTCAATAAATTCAGCATACTCTTCTAAATTATTAAATTGAACAGGATTAACGCCAGGAACAAGAGCAATATTAGAATTAAATAATAGAATTTTACCATCTTTTTCAATTAACATATTAGGACATCTGTAATTAGACGGTTTTTTTTCTTCCGAATTATTAGATAGATTTTCTTCGGAATTATTAGATAGATTTTCATATATTTTTAAAGAATTACTGTAATAAAATAAACCAAATAAAAAAACAAATACTATTGCTAAAATTTTATAATTTAATACCATTATTAATTAGATTATACAAATATATTATTTTTTATTATTTTTTATTATATTTTATTATATTTTATTATATTTTATTATATTATATGAAAATCATCGAATTAAAAAATAATTCATTTGATAAAAAAGTAATAGCAGATCTATTAGAAAAAAATACTTGTTTTATAGCTGTATTCAGCAAATCATGTATTCATTGTAACAATATGAAACCAGAATGGCAAATTTTAAAGAAAAAATTAAAGAAAATAAAGACGCGTGCTGTATTATTAGAAATAGATTACAACCAATTGGATAATATAGATTACTTTTCGTTAAAAAATTCAATACTAGGATTACCCAGCATTATGATATTTAAACGGGGTAAAAAAATAAAAGAATATAATGGTAATAGAACCAGTAATGATATGTTGAAATTTTTTAAACCATATTTGGAATTAATTAATAATAAACAAACACATAAACAACCACATAAACAAATACATAAACAACAAGATAAACAAATACATAAAAAAACACAACGTAAAAGAATTAAAAGGACATAAAAAACAAAATAAATTTCAAAATTATTTCTTTTTGTTTTCTTTCTTGGTGACTGTTTAATATTATTATAAAAATGACCAATTTATTTATTTTTATAATATAAAAATGACTAGTTCATGGATTTTTTTTTCTATATTATCTTCTTTTATTACGTCTGCGTCGGTTATTACAATGAAATATATTGCATATAGTAAATGTAATGTCCAGACCATTGTTATGAGTTCTTTTTTGTTAGCATCTTTTTTAATTTTATTATACATTCCATTTGATAAACATTTTGTTACTGATTTGACGAATAATATTTGCATAAAAGATTTTTTATTAATTGGTTTTTTTACACTTCTACTAATTTCTAGTAAATTAATCCAAACATATACTTTTAAAATTTCTCCAAATATTGCTTATTCCCATTTAATTATTAATGCAAATATTATAATAACATTAATTGCAGGCTATTTATTATTCAATCAAATAATTAATTATAAAAGTGCTATTGGTATTATTATTACTATATTTGGATTATACGTTACTATTATTTTTTCATAATCACGTTGTTATTATATCACTTGTTATTTCTTTAATATCAGGCTCTTAAATTAGGATTAACGCAAATATCCCTAGTAGGATAAATATCACCAGACATACATTGCGTACGTTCATTAACTTTAGCACAATGACGGGTATCATTTATTTTACCAATGAAGCAATATCCCTGTTGTAAAGAAGAAGTTCTAATAGGTTCTGGTTCAGCATTATTATTATTATTTATGTTATCAGTAAATTTATTATTATTTTCAGGATTAACAACTGAAGCAGTTTTTTTTAAACGGTCTTGTAAAAACCCGACGCTGGATGTAGTTCCGGTGGCAGCAACACCAATAACCTTTTTAGTAGCATCAGAACCAGTTTCTACAATTTCTTGTGTTCCCGTTGAAGCAGTAGATACTATATTTTTGGTAGTATCACCAACTACTTCACCCGTGGTTGAAAAAATAGGACCCAAAAAGTCAGTAACCGTATTGGTTCCTTTACTTAAATAAGTAAAAATATTAAATCCCAAAAAAGATAATAATAAAATTATTAAAAGAATAAATAAAATATTTTTAAAACTAAAAATAGAAGAAGCAGCTTCTATTGTGTTTGAAGCAATTGTAGACGCTTTATTGCCTAATGAAGATTTATTTGAAATAGTATTACTAACAATACTATTAATTGGTGTATTTATTAATGTTTCTAATTGTATTTTAGGAGACTGAGATAATATACGAGACGGAGACTTTTTAGAAGTAATAGATTTATCTAGTGAATTTCTTATAGATTGTGCCATTATATAAATTAATAATATTTTTTAATTATTAATTTATTGCTAAAAATAATCTTTAAATATATTAATAGTAATGAAAAGTAAAAAAAAAAATATAAAAAAAAAATAAAAAAAAAAATATATATAAAAAATTAATAAATACTATTAAATCATCAAATAAAAAAAAATATCATAATTCATTAACAGAAAGAGAAAGAAAGTCATTAAAATCATTTTCGCCAAATATAAATAAAATTTGGATATTAAACAATTAAAAACACTAAAAAATAAAAGTATAAGATTATGTAATAATTTATTACAAATTAATGTAGGAACAATAGAGAATCCGAAATGTTTAAATTTTAATAATATACTAGTTAAAAAGTTTTTATTAAAAAATTTAATGGGATCTAAACATCTTGATCCATTAAAATTTATAGCACCCAAGCAACTTTATTCTAATTGCTGGTTTAATACTATGTTTGTTGTATTCTTTTTTAGTGATAAAGGTAGAAAATTTTTTAGATTTTTTAGAAATTTAATGATAACCGGTAGAAAATTTGATAACACAAGATTGGATGATCAAGAATTGCGTAAATTATTGTTTATATTTAATTTATATATAGAAGCATCCTATAATCAAGAAACATTTAAAAATGTAAAAAATAAAGAAAAATTGCATATTCAACTAAAAGAATTAACATATAATTTAGATACAAATTTTTTAATAAAGAAAATATATAATAGAATAAAAAAAATTTCTCCATTTTATAGTAATAATTTACCAGATATAGATGAAGCTGGAAATCCGTTAGAATTTTATAAAACAATAATGGATTATTTAAATTATGATATTTTAAATATTTTAAATATAGATATTGATATAGAAAATATTAAAAAAAATAAAACCATAGAAAATATATTAAAATTATTATTTAAGAAAGAACATGATATAATAATTTTTGAAGATCATGAAAGTAAAATTGATTATAATTTAGAATATGAATTAGAAGTGAAAGGAAAAAAATATAAATATAAACTAGATAGTATTATATTAACAAATAAAGACCATTATAACCCTAAAGCCAATAGTCATTTTATTAGCGTATTAACAATTAATAAAGAATATTATAAATTTGATGGAAGCAGTTATTCTAAATTATCTAAATTTAATTGGACAAATATTTTAAATAAAAATATAAATTTTACGTTTAAAGAAAATCCATCATATTATCCTGAAAAATATAATTTCAAATATGGATACAAAATTTTATTTTATTATCGTGTATAAAATATAAATATATTATGACTTATAAAATATAAAAAAATAATATAAATATAAATTTATAATATATATTATTATGGTATCATTAATTGCGAATCCTGTTGAAAATTATTATCGTGAACATTCAGGAAAAAATTTATCACTTAAAAAAGTAAGTAAAAAACTAGGTATTAAATTTAGGGAGGGAGTTTTTTTAGTAAATAAGTCAAATGTATTAAAAAAAGTTATTCCATTACAGGTAGGGTGTGGTAAGAAACATATGCTTCTTTTTAGATTTGATTAATTAATATTATGTATTTGTCATATTACTATTTTAGGAAATAGTGTTTTAAGACGAATATATTCATGTATCTTATTTTTTATAACAGTATGTGACGTGAGTGTAATATCGTCTAACGGTAATCCGGTAAGAGGAGAAGTATTATGAGTTTTAACCCGTTTGGTATTTAAAATGACCAGATTATTTTTTTATATAATTACTATTTTTTTCAAAGTCTTTTATGGCAGATTTAATTGCATCTTCAGCTAACATAGAACAATGAAGTTTAACCGGGGGTAGATTAAGATGTTTTGCAATATCTGAATTTGTAATATTTATAGCTTCATTTATATTTTTCCCTTTTATATATTCTGTCGCATATGAGCTTGATGCTATTGCAGAACCACACCCAAAAGTTTTGAATTTTGCATCTACTATTTTCCCAGATTCATTCACTTTAATTTGTAATTTCATTACATCGCCACATGCTGGAGCACCAACTAATCCTGTACCAATATTTTTTTCTTTTGAATTAAAAGAACCAACATTTCTGGGGTTTTCATAATGATCTATTACTTTTTTGTGATACAAACGATGTCTATTTAGAATTTTAATATTTTTAGGTATTCGAAACATATATACTTATAATATATATTATTCTATAAATAATAATCGGTCATTTTAAATGCCAAACGGGTTAAACCAATGTTCAATTGATGATCTATCATATGTATGATTATCAATTGTCTTTACTGGGTCAATCATGAGTTCTTGACTAATAGAACACAAATATTCATATGGAACTTCATTGTTTTTAATTATATTTGTCATAAAAGTTTACGGATAAATAATTACATACGGGGGAATTTCTACATTAAATGTTTTTTCTGAATCATTATGATTATTGGTAATTCGCCATTCATTATTAATTCTTTTTCCAAAAATTTCTACATGACTAGATTGATATGTTAATACTATTCTTTTTACGCTGCGATAACCGGGTTGTTTAAATGCATATCCAAGATTATTTCCTGGCGTAGTTTGATAATAGTCTTGGTCGGGATTAGAATGAAAATAAATAGTAGCATTAAAGAATTCGCTACCTAATATGCAAGGATTATTAAAATACCCGGTATGTAAATTATAACATTTTTCAATTTTATAAGCAATATCGCGTGGATAAAAATTAATCACACAATGCAGTGGATCAAGAGAAACCCAAACATAGCACTCGTTTTGCATAATTAATTGTTTATGTCATCTTATATCATAGCTTGGTATAAGTTGAATTCAATTTTTTTTATAAATTGTTTATTATTTCAATTTTTTCTATGGTTTTTTCCATATTACTTTTTTTTATATTTTTAAAGAGATAATCTGTATTAGGTGATTCTTCGTTTTTTTTAATTTCACGATAAAGATTATTTATTTTTTCTATAATTGCTTGTATTTTTTCATGTTCACTAGTTATATTAGTGTTAAAATCAATATTGTCAGTAAAAATAGAAAACGCATAATAAATAATATATTTTCTTTTGGTTTTAAAAGTGGGTTTATATTTAATAATAAATAAATTAAATAATGATTTGATAAGTTTATCAATTATTGGTAAATATATTGTATTTTTTATAAATGAATTTGCTGGATCAGCATAATAAAATAATATGTCCCATATTATCCATATAATATCGTTATGTGTTCCCTGAGGAGCATAACTTCTTCCTTGACATATACATTTTTTTTTCTTTTTTTTACATATATTTTCATATTCAATAATCCATTCATACCAATAACACGCGTCTATTATATTTTTACTAGTAATACTATAAATTAATTCATTAAATGGTATAAATAATTCTTTAGGATCATCATCTTTAAAAATATTTTCAATAAATTTAATATTTGGAGCTTTAAATTTATTACTAATAGTAGGTAAATCAAATTCTTCCAATTTATTTAATTTAATTTGTTGATAATTATGTTTTTTGTTAGAATAACATAAAATACATATAATTTCACAAAATAATTTTCTAATTTTACTATTATTACGCAATATAATAATATTATTTGAATAACCCGAATTAATAATACTAGTAAAATTATCATATCTCATATTCAAATAAATTGGTAATTTAGGATTTCCACAATGAATATATTTAGTAGCATATAAAATAATAATGTCCCATAAATCTAGAAAATGTCCTGAACATATAAATTCAGCAGCCCAATAATTAGCATTTTCAATTTTGCAATTATAAATACAAGTAATTAATTCTTGACGTGCTTTAGATTTTTGGAACTTAGAAAAAGTAATATTTTTAAATTCACTTCTTACATCGTCAATATTATCTGGATCCATATATTTTTATAAAATAAAAACATAAAAAATATAATATAAATACATATTAATGGTATTTACAAAAATTTTCAATAAAACATATAGAAATATTAATAGCACATTTAATTCATTTAATAAGTTGAATTTAATAAAAAAATTGTTTATTATATTTTTAATATTTTTATTTATGACTATTGTATTTAATAATATTCCAGATAATAATTCATTCGAGAATTTTGATAATAAAGAGAAATTTGTTAAAAAAGTAGACGAGGATGTATATGATGATTTTTATAGTAAATATTATGATGCAATTCATTTGAATAAAAAAAGAAATGAATATGAATTAGAACAAATAAAAAAATTATCTAAAAAAGAAAATAGTAATAAAATTTTAGATATTGGATGTGGTACTGGATATACGGTGAAAATATTTAAAAATGCAAAATATGATATTGTAGGATTTGATAAATCAGAAGAAATGATTTCTAAAGCAGAATCAAACTATCCTAAATGTGAATTTATTACTGGGGATATTTTAACTAATAATATATTTGATTATGATGCGTATAGTCATGTTTTATGTTTAGGAAAAACAATTTATGAAATAAAAGATAAAGAAACATTTTTTGAAAATTGTTATAGTATATTATCAAAAGATGGATTTTTAATAATAAATTTAGTAGATAGAGATAAATTTAAACCATATGTCCAAAATAAAGATTCTGATACATTATATGATCCTGAAAAATATGGAAAAAAAGTAAATGAAGTTATTGTTAAATTTGATAAAAATAATGAGTTTATATCAAAATATAAAGTTAAAAAATTAGAAAATAATAATACAGTTGACTCTAGTATTACACCATATGCTGTTTATAATGAAAAATTTAGAAATTTTAAAACACATAATATTAGAGAAAACGAAATTAATTTATATATGCCAGTAACAACTAAAATTTTAAATTTGGCTAAATCAAAAGATTTTAAATTATTTAAAAAAATAGATCTAAAATCAATCGGTTACACCAATGAATATCTATATGTATTTAAAAAACTAGAAAACTAGAAAAGTAGAAGAATTATATTTATTTAATTATAAATATAATTATTATTTATCTAATATATTTGCTTGCTCTAACAAAAGAATCTAAAACAAAAATTATAAAAATTCCTAAAAATAAGTATAATATTAATTCTTCTGTTATATGGTTTGTTTTTTCATTATGTTGTTCTTCTAATAAATGTGTTATATAGTTTAATTTTGATATTAATTGATTATTATCAAAATTTGTAGACGACGAAGAATTTGCAAAACCTTGTTTTTCGTTTAAATTATTTAAATATTCTAAATTAGATTTATAACTATCTTGAAAATTAGAGTATTGTGATTTACCACTATTTCCTAAAATAGTATTATTAGGTAAATTATTATCAGAATTAGAATTCATTTTTTGTAATTCTGTATTAATTAAATCTTTATTTGTATGTGCATTAGCCATAGAGGTCATTTTTTCAGGTACATTAAAACCAGACTGATTTTCGTCATCGTCTTCTTCATCGTTATCATGTAATTTTGATAATAAATTATTTATATTTGTTAATTTTGTTTTATTTTCTAAATTTTCTAAATTTTCATCTTCAGAAAAATTTACAGATTTTCTATTTTTATATGTTTTATTAGTATTATTATTAAAAGATTCTTTGGTATTTTTTTTTGGTAAAAATGTTTCTTTAGTGGATTCTAATGATGCTGGATTTAATTGATACATTCTATTATAAAAAACGAATATAATAATATTTTAAAATATTACTAAAAAGTAAAAATATATTTTATCTAAATATATAAATGAGTTATAGTAAAACATTTAAGAATTTAATAAACATAAAGAGTTTTAAAGAATTTAGTGCAAATGAATTTTTTAATAATATAAGTACTAGTAAATTATTTCTAGGATTAATGATGATTTTTATGAATTTGGGTTCAAGATATATTGAAATTAAATTAACTAAAGGACAAGAAATGATATTTAAAAATATTGCAAGAGAAGTGTTAATTTTTACCATAGCATTTATGGGTTCTCGTGATATTTTTATAGCATTAATTATAACAGCCGTTTTTATAATTTTAAGCAATTTTGTATTTAATGAAAATAGTAAATATTGTATATTACCTCATAAATATAAAAAATTAGCAAATGTTATGGATACAGACGGTGATGGAAAAGTTTCACAAGAAGAATTAGATAAAGCGTATGATATATTAAAACGTGCTGGCGAAGAAGAACAATTAGATAATAAAATAAATATGTTAAATAATATAGCACTATAAGTTTTAATAATTATTATATTAACATATTATAATATAATAATTATGCAAAAGTCATATACAGATACAGAACCTATAAATTTTGAAATTAAATTAAAATATAAAGTGGGAAACACTAGTCATTATTTAAATTATAATAAATTTAATTACCATAATATTAGAAATAGTAATGTATATCAAACCAAATTGAAAAATTTTAAAAACAAACACATGGACGAGCTAGCAAATGAAGATGAATTTTATAATATGTTTAAAAAGCATCTAGTAGATGATGATAAAACGCAACAAAATTTTTATATTCCATTCTCACGAAATTATATAACAATTCATAATATAGATAATTATTTAATGACTATAAGCGATAAGAATAAATATACCCTTTTTATTAACAATAAACATAACGTTGAGGGGTATTTTACATATTTAAAAGATAATTTACAAAAAAATATAAAATACAAAGATACAAAAATCAATTATTTATCACATGATTGGCCAATAATTAAAGATAATACTGAAGATGAAAGAAAAAAAATAGTTATAGAGTATGCAAAATATATATTAAGCGACGAAGAATATGATAATGATAAAGATAAATTATATTCTAAAATAAGAAGTAATGATATACAGTTCAGACAAATAATTACATATCACAATATTTTTAAACTTTTAGAATATTTATATTTACAAGAAGGAACTATTTTAGTTGATAAATTTTTTCAAGAAAAATATAATAGTGATAATAATAGTAACCAAATAAGTTTATCAAAAAAGGAAATTTATGTAAAAATTAAAAAAATAAAGTGTATAAAATTAAATGAGGACGAATTATATAATGCGTTTTCTAATGACATAATTAAACCTATATATGAATTAGAATTTGAAGTAATTCCAACTTTTTCTACCATAGCCTTTAATATAAATTTAATTGATACATTAAATCCAAATAATATATTAAAAAATACAATTGAAAATTATAAAAACCAGGAGACTAGAGACGAGGGAAAAAAAATGTCTATCAAAGACATGAATGAATACAGTATAATTTATAAAAAATATAATAATGATATTTTTTCAAAAAATAAAAATATTAATACAAAGTATAAAATTTATATTGATGAACATATAAACTATAATAAATTAATTAACCAATTTATTATTATTAAAAAAAAAGAATTATTCAAAAAATTAGATATTAAAAATATTAAAGACGTTTTACTAAATGAACACGCATTTAATGATTTAATAACATTGCCCGAAGCTATAGATAAGACTATCCGGAAAACCTCACAAGAAGAAAGAAATAAAAATATAGATCAAATAATTTTTAAATATTATATAGATAGAATTTTCTTTGAAAAAAATACTCATTTATTTATAAATAATAAAGTTGCACTAATTAAAGATGTACAAATTCGTCTTCTAAATAAATTAACATTAGATAATTTAACGAAAAATGAATTAGATTTACCAAATCAGAAAGAAGAATTTATAGATAGAAATCATTCAAAAGATATACGATTAGCAATTGATAAGGTTGATAATTCATATAAAATATATTTAGATATTTCAGTTATTTATAAAGATAATATTACAGATAAAATTCCAACAAAAGATAAAATAAATTATAAATTTGATTGTATTACTAAAGCAAATACATTAGATACTATGTTGAGTAATGCATTAGGTATAAATTATACAAAAAATTATCTACATAATAAATTACGTGAAAAAAATTTACCCGCAATAAATATGACTACAAAAATTATTAAACCTATAACTTCAGTTTCAAAAGATAATACTCAAACTAATACTCAAAATGGTGGTAAAAAAAATATTACAAAAAAATACATCACGAAAAAGAGAAATACAACATTAAAAAATTTACTTAATTATTATTCTATTATTTAGATGCTAATCTAGATAATAAATTATAAATATATTAATATTATTTAAAGATTTGAAAGTTCGGTTTTATAAGTTTCCATAAAAGAATTAACTAATTTATCAGGTATTTCTGAAAAACTAACAAGTGTTTTATTTAAAATATACTTATCATAGGCGTTTTCTTTTTTTAATTCGTTTTCAAATAAATTTCTATTTAAATAATATTTTTCTGTAGTTTTTGGTCCACAACCTTTTAAAATAGGGGGGATACAATCTGATTTATCTCCTAAAACAATTTTATAAAATAGGTTTTTATCTGCTTCTGGAAATACTTTTTTATTGTCTACTAAGTTTTTGAATTGTAAATTAAATATTTTTGTATTTTCATCAGAAAGTTGTAAATAATCGTGGTCATTAGTAATAATATAAATCTTTGCTTCTGGGTATTTTTTTCTAATTTCATTTTTAGTAACACCAACTATATCATCAGCTTCTAATTTATCACATTTAAATATATAATCAACGCCTGCTTTTACAAGAAAATCATTTGCATATACTAATTTGAAAAACTCTCCTCCCATAAATACATCATCTTTATATCTACTTTCTTTATATTGTGGAAATATAGAATTTCTCCAAATTTCTTTGCGAGGACAATCTCTAGCTGCAATAACTTTACATTCTTCTTTATGAATTTTAAGTTTTTTCTTAATATTAGTTATCTGTTCCAAAAATAATTTTGTAAATTTTTCAACAAATTCTGGGCATTCATATGGATTTTCTGGTAGTTGAATATCTTTTTTTGCTAATTTCCACCATTTAAGTAAAGCAAAATATCTATAAAATATAATATAACTAGTATCAAGTAATAAATAGTTCATATATTATTATTATGTTTAAATATTTAATACATAATAATATATCAATTTTTATTCTATTTCTAATAATTTATTTATTTTATTAAATGATAAAATAACTTCATCTTGAAACTTTTTTAAATTTTCTTTTTTACATAATATTTCTGCTAGAGAATTAACTACTTGTAAAGATAAAGATAATTGATTAAATTCTTTACAAAATGATAATCCATAACTATTTAATGTTTGTGATAAATAAAAAAAGAATTTAACATCAAAACTTTTATCGGAAGCATGTTTTTTCAAAATTAAAATTACTTCTTCGTTTATTTTATTTTTTTCTAATAAATATTTATCTTTTTCTTCAATAATAGCATTATATAATATATCTTTTAATTTATCATATTCTTTATCTATTTGAATATTTTTAAAGAAAGTATAGTAATAATTTTGATTTTCGCGCGAAGGAAAAGTTATAATTCCAAAATCAATAAATCCAATTTGATATTTTGGTTTATTAGAATTATCTTTATTTATATAAAAAAATAAATTACCTGGATGTATGTCACAATGTATCGCACTATTGTATAATATACTTATAAAGCCAAATTTTATAAGAAGTTTTCCAAATTCTTGTTTTATAGAATCATCATAATCTTTTATATCATTGTAGGTTAATCCTTTTATATTTTCCATCACAATTACATTATTATATTCATTTGTAATCTCTGGATAACATTCCGGAAATATGTATTCTCTATTATTAGTATTTTTCTCTTTAAAAATTTGTATGTTATTTACTTCTTTTATAAAATTTGTTTGTTCTAATAATAATTCTTTATTATCTAATATACATTTTTTTAAATTTAATTTTCTTATATTAGGTATTATTGATATTATTTTTATAAATATTTCCATAACTAAGATAGCATCTATTATTTTTCTATTTATATCATTTTTTATAATTTTGATAACGACTTTTTTATTTTTATAAATTCCTTTAAATACTACACTTATTATTCCACTATTTAATATTTCATTTATATCTACTTCTATATTATATTTACTTTCTAATATATCAATAGTATTATAATCTATATCTGATTCTAAAAATGGAACTGAATCTGTATATTTAAGTAGATAATCTTTTTCCTTGTCAAATAGAATATCATCATTTAAACATAATATTTGAAATATTTTTATATAAACTATATTTATATATTCTATTTTTTTTGTTATAGTTTTTATTAATTCTAATCTGGGTAAACACTCTTTATCTTGTATAAATAATAATAGGTTTGTGGAATTAAATTTTATATATGAATTTATTAATATATATATAATATGTAAACATCTCATACATGTTAAATAGTTATTATAAATATTTTGAAATATCATTATAATAAATAATATGAATTATCTATAACTTATTATTTATTATTTATTATTTATTATTTATTATTTATTATTTATTATTTATTATTTATTATTTATTATTTTAACTTCTCTATAAATACTTTTAAATTATAAAATATTTTTTTTATCATTAATCCAACTAAATTTTCCATATAAATTGGTAATTCATCTTTCAAAATCAATTGAAAACAAGTTTCAAAATTTACACCTATATATTTATTTGTACTTTTACCAGATATCAAATCAATTATATTAGCATTGGTTAATCTTATTTCTACTGTGCCAAAATTATAAATAATCGCTTCGTATTTATTTTTATCTAAATTTACATACTCTAAATATTCTTGAGCTAAGTTTTCATCTATTAAGCATATGTCTTTATTCACAAAAGATACTATATTTCTTTCTGTCTCTAGTTTTCTTTTTGCGTTAAAAAGAATGAATTTTTGTTTTAGACCAACCTCTTTTGCTATATGCTTTAATATTATTAATACATCTGCCATATCTTCATTATAAATTTTCAAAATTATGATTTTTTCAATCAAATCCGGGTTAATTTTATCCAATAATTCATAAATATTATGGCTTAATAAATTTGCCAAATTTATTTTAGACTTATCAATATTATTTAATGAAAAAGCCAGTTTGTATGTTTTTATATTGTCTAATAAATATGAAGTCAATATCATATTTCCCTTATCACATATTAATGTGTCATTATTTTCGGTCATTAGATATTAGATATTAGATATTAGATATTCTTTATTAATTTACTTTTAACTTATTTTATGTTTTAGTTTTTTCATCAATATTAATCCTAAAATATAATCTAATACTTCGTTAGCAGTATATTCTTTTTCTAAATATGGTAATTTTATTATTTTGAATTCAAAAAAATTTGAATATGTTTTCTCTCCGCGCAACGGTAATGAGAGTATAAATTTATTAATAAATTCTAGAAAGCTTGTTTTTGCATATAAAGATAAATTATAGAAACTATAATTTTTATCTGATACAAATCTATTTACACTATTTTTTTCATCGGTCCAGAATAAGTTTGATTTTACTCTATACTTATTAAATTTCAAAAAATTATGCTGTATAAAATCAGCGTGACTATATACTTTTATATCTAATGTTTTTTCTATACCAACACGAGAAATTAAATATCCAGCAGTGCTACCACAAATATAGTGCGTCGCATAAGTATCGGTGGTTGGAAAAAAAGCATCGCTATGTAATTGTATTATATCCCAATTTTTATCCAAAACTTCAATTTCTTTCAAATATTTATTTAATAAATTATAAAATTCATCTTTATGATAAAGAGGAAATATATCATCTTCCATTATTAAAAAATATTCGTAATCATTGATATAGTTTTCATTAATATATTTCGCAGATAATATGTGTGATAATGCACAACCTATCACTGCTTTCGGTTGAAAATTTAATGCGAACTTTGAAATGTATTTTTCATATAACGGGTTCAAATGTTCGTCTTTTACAGCGTTAATTCCAGAAATTCTCTCTACATTCAATCCTATTTTTTCTAAATATGGTAATTGTTTATTATAATTTTCAATGTAATCATCTAAATTAATAACAAGAGTTTTTAAATTTGAATAATCTTGATTCATTAGTTTATTTTTATAGATTAATTTTAAATAAAAAATATATAAAAATAATAAATTTATATATTTTATATATTTTATATATTTTATATATTTTATATATTTTATAATGTCTAAAAAAATCACTCTTCTTATTCAAAAAGACAAAACTTCAAATATTTCACAAGTTCCTTATAAATGTCTTTCTATGAAACAAAAACAACATTTACTGCAATATGCTGTAACTTTAATTAATTTAAAAAATAATGGTCATTTATTATATATCTAATGATACTATATTTTTATCAGATTTTTGTTTTCTTTTTGATTTTGGAACTTTAGCATTTGTTAAATCTTTTAAATCATCTATACTAATTGTTGATAATTCTTTATTATCAACATTTATTTGTTTTGTTTTTAGACCACTTAATAATGAATTTATTTCGCTTTGTTTTGACGACGGACCTCTCATTTCTGGTCTAGAAATTCTTTCTTCATTATCTGTATATCCTTCGTTTTCGTTTATTGAAACCCCGCGCGCAGACATTAAATCTGGTCTATTTGATAAATTTTGTGTTCTTCCACTTCTATCGGGTAATTTTGTTTCAACCGGTGGTGGTGGAGGACCTTCGTTTATATTCGGTGGCATATCTCTTCTCGCCGACGGACCAAACCCTAAACCCGAATCATTTTGAGACGATGGACCACCACCGCTATTATTACTAAATACACCGTTCATAAATCCTGCAAAACCAGGATTACCATTATTTCCCATTGTATTTACTGCTGCAGATGTAAATTGTTTCATTAATTCTGGATTTTGTCTCATTATATCATCCATGCCCGGCATCGCTGATTTGAATAGTGTATTTGACATATGAACCATTACTGCTGAACCGCCTAGTTGAAATAAAAGTTTTAATTCTGGTGACATCTTCGCTTTTGATTTGTATTTTTCATGTAATTCACCAAAAATATCATCGTATTCCTCTATATTTTCATTTAGTTGTTCGCCCCAACCTTCTAATTTAACATCAAATGGATCAAATTTATTATTTAAAAACTCTAAACCAGTTACACACGCCATTAACATTTTTCCTTGAAATTTCATAGAATTTGTTCTTTCTTTTTCTGTAACTATTGTTTCGTATTCTCCTATCATTTCTTGTAAATCTGAATCCATATTGTAACGTTTACTTAATGTGACTCCTTTTCTCTCTAAAGCTTCTAGTTTTCTTAAATATTTGAATTTTTCTTTTAATTCTTCTTCTTTTGTTAATTCTGGCTTTTTATCAAATTTATCTAAATTTACTGGAACATTATTAAATTTACCAAATCCATCCCATGTTTTATTTTCATTCATATTTGACGTTGCCCTTCCTAAATTTGCTTTTCCGTCATTATCCTGTGTTACTTGTTTTACATTTTCTCCATCGATTTTATCGCTAAATAAACCACTAAATATACTTTTATTTGAGAGAGGCTCACTTATTTTTTTGCTTGTTGATTCTGTCTTCATGGTGTCTGATAAATCATTTAATTCATCTTCTAGTTTTGATATATCGTCCATTTCAACGCTTGAAGTTCCTTTTTTTTCAGTTTTTTTATCATTCATTAATAATTCTATTCCGCTTCCAAAATTAACAGATGGTCTTACCTGTGATTCTTCTATGTCTAATCTTATTTCCGGTTCGTTTAAATCTCCTATTTCAATTATATCGGGATTTAATTCTATGACGTCCATATTATTATGTTTTAAATAGAAGTTTAATTTTTAAGTAATACGAAAAATAAATATATTATTTTATAAAAAAGTTAATATAATTATATTTTTTTAATTTCTTTATTTTTTTGTGTATTTTTTGATTTCTTTATTTTTTTGTGCATTTTTTTTGATTTCTTTATTTCTTTGTGCATTTTTTTTGATTTCTTTATTTCTTTGTGCTTTTTTTTTGAATTCTTTATTTTTTTGTGCATATTTTTCTTTTTTGTATTATTTTTATTATTGCTTACACGAATGCTCCTTGTCGACCCACCCATCTTTCTACCACCCCGGATGTGCCGCGCCTTCTCCGCCTTCTCCGCCTTCTCCGCCTTCTCCGCCGCCGCCCTCCCCGCCGCCTCCGCCTCATCGGACGACTTGCCAGACTCAATCGCCTGATCCCTCGCCTGGTAGTACCTGCTCAGCCGTAAGGGTTCCGGGAACGTGGGGCCGTAGCGGGGCGACCAGCCCCGGACGACCTCGCCGGGTCGTCCGGTTTCTACCTGAGCGTAGTTTTCCTTGTGTTTGTTTATTAGTTTATCCAGGGATAGTTTACTATCGTCGTCAGGCGTTTGTTGCGTAGTGGCTGTGGCGGCGGGTTGCGGGTCTTGAGTGGGGCGGGCGAGGGCGCGCTCAGATTCGGATGTGCCGAGCACAAGAAGCGGCGGCCCGAGGGCGGGCTGGGCGGCGGGATTGGCGGGATCGGTGAGGGGGGATGCGGACTCGGTGTCTGCGGCGAGAGAGGCGGCGTTGGCGGCTGCTTTGGTTGCTTTGGTAGCGGCCTTGGCAGCTGCCTGCCAATTGCCTTTAGGGGTGGAGAGGGCTGCGGCGACGGCGGGATTGGCGGGATCGGTGAGAGAGGCGGCGAGAGAGGCGGCTTTGGTGGCGGCGGCGGGGCGGGAGGCGGCGTTGGCGGCGGCGAGAGAGGCGGCTTTGGCCCAATTGT